TCAGCACGTCTTTTTCAGGTAGGAATCCAGCCGGTTGATTTTCTTTTTCTTGAACTTTTTATCCAGCGACGTATAGATGCCGAGGGTGACGCTGATGTCCTTGTGGCCCATCTGATCGCGGGCGGTCATGACGTCCACACCGGCAAAGTACATCAGGGTGCAGAAGGTGTGGCGCAGCTGGTGCGGGGTGAAGGTGTCGATAACCATCGGCACACCGGCGGGGTCGTGCTTGTTTACGGCCCCCTGATGCCCGTACTTGATGTTCAGGTCACACATATAGCTTTGCCACAGCCGCTTCCAGCCCTGCTCGGTCATGCGCTTGCCTTTGTCGTTGTGCAGCACATACAGGCAGCCGTCCTGCTGCGTCCGGAGATAGTCCACCAGCACCTTCGGGATGTTGACCACACGGGCACCGGCGGCGGTCTTGGGGGCCTTGCTGCGCTTAGCACGGAAGTCATAGCCGTTGTTTACCGTGATCGTTGCGTCCTGCAGGTCTACGTCTGCCCAGGTCAGGGCTGTGGCCTCACTGCGGCGCAGGCCAGAGTAAAGCATCAGCATGGCGGCGCGCTGGGCCTTGTGGGGTGTCTCACGGATCCAGCGCTGCTGTTCCTCGGTGATGGGCTCGCGGACTTCCGGCGGTGTGCCTGCCGGGCAGGTGGTCTTAGGGATGGGGTTGTACTGTACCACCTCCGGGATCGCAAGGTCGTAGACGGCCTTTGCACTGCTGCGCAGGTTGGACAGCGTATAGTGGGACAGCGGGGGCTGGCCATCGTGCCAGTCGGCCAAGGCATTGAGCACCTGTTGGAAGTCGGCACTGCGCAGGGATGCAGCAGGCCGGTTCAGCAATGGGCCCCAGTGATTTTTGTTGTCCTCGTAGCGGTCAAGGCTCTTCTGGCCGATGCCCTTTGCCCGCTTGGCCGCAATAAGGTTGTCATACAGGGTGGCAAGGGTGGCGTCCATCTGGGACGGATCTGCGCCCTTGCCGAGGGAGATACGGTAGGCTTCCGCAGCGGCACGGGCCTCGCGGGCCGTCGTGCCGTAGAAGTTCTTATATTTTGGCTTCCCGTCGGCATCCTTGCCGATGTTGACCCGGTAGCGGTAGCGGCCGTCTGTTCCTTTTTTGTTGACTGCCATTCTGTGCACTTCCCTTCTGCCCTCGGTGTTGGCAGCACCGGGGCGTTTTTGTTTATTCAACCGCCGAGGATTCCTCGGCGGTTCGTCTGATTGAGTTTTTTGATCCGGACGGCGGTATTTGTCCGCTTTTTACGCTTTGCACACCTCCAGGTATACAGGTTGCGCGTCTGCCTAAAGCATGCTACAATACAGAGGCAGGCGCGACGAGTGGAATTCGTATTTTACTCCTTGTTACAGCCCGGCGGTGCATCGTACCACTGCCGGGCACTCTTTTTTTGACGGGTTGCGCGAAACGCCAAAACAGCTTATACTACAAACGGAGCGGCGGGTGCAGCCCCGTGCTCTGCATGATACCTCCTACTTTTCTTTTGACGGGTTTGAGCGGTTGGCAGAGGCCCCCTCGGCTGGAAACGGCTGAGGGGGCTTTTGCTTTTTTACAGCAACCCCTTGAAATCAGGCCGGAACTGTGCTTTATTAGTAGCATACAACAAGGAGGTGGTTCTATGCTTTTGATCGACAAGAAGCTTTTCAAGCAGGGCGCTTCCATGATCGAACCGTTTGATGAAGAACAGGTGACAAACATTGGCTACGACCTGAGAACCGACTGCTTTTTTCTGGACACCAATACGTCCAAGAAAGAAGTGGATCTGGCACCGGGCGATACCGTGTTTGTAAGAACGACAGAGACGCTTGATCTGCCGAATGACATGGCAGCAGCCGTGCAGCTGCGCAACAGCCGCATCCGGCAGGGGCTGAGCCTGACCGCGCCGATCTATCAGCCGGGACACAAATCAAAGGTGTTTTTCCGGGTAACGAATGCCACGAAACAGGTGATCCATCTGGACAGTGAGAAGGGCATCGGTTATCTGGTGTTCATCCAGTTGGAAGAGCCGGTGGAGAAACCGTACAACGGCGCATTCCAGAATGAAGATGCCTTTGTGGGCATGAGCACATATTGAAATAAGAGCTTCAGATAAAGCCCACCGGAAACGCCCGGCGGGCTTTTGTTTTGGCTAAGCGCCGTGCTGCTTGCAGGAGAAATCTGAAAATGATAAAATGAGATCAGGCAAGCGTACGAATTGCATTTACAATAGAAACGGAGCTCCAGCCGACCTGTGTGGTCGCCTTTGCCTGAAGCTCGACGGGCATATAAACTCCGCCGCGGGGCATGATAGCGATGATGGGCTTGCCCATGCGCAGGGCTTCGTCTGCTTCGTACTGCATCCATTTGTGATACAAGTTGTACATACCGCCGATCACGAGAACGACCTGCGCGTTTTTGATCTTTGCGGTGATGGCACGGCCGATCTCGGCATCGGTGGCGCAGGCAGAGGAAAGCTGCAGGGGCTTTTCCTGCGGGGCAGAGTAATTGTAGTAAGAAAAGTAAGGCGCATTGTCCAGCATGGAGACGATGCGGCTGTATTCATCGCCGTATTTCCATGCGTGGCTGATGAAAATGCGATAAGGGTATAAAGCAGGCATTGAAACGTCCTTTCTGATGGGGAGAAGCTTATGAAATTCAGAAAAAAGCCGGTGGTCGTAGATGCATACCAAACCGACCGGGAAATGAACATTGAAACACTGGAAGGTGTGATGCATGCGGAACCGGGAGACTGGATCATCACGGGCGTAAACGGAGAACGTTATCCGTGCAAGCCGGATATCTTTGAAAAAACCTATGAGCCGGTGCCGGACTGAGATTTTTCCTTTGGGGAAAGCACTGCGGAATTTGAGGACTTCCACTTGTTGCCCTCAGAAGAAAGCAGATTTTCGATGTTGTGCACGAAGAGCTGCTCGGCGGGCTTTTGTTTTGCCCTCGGAGAGCCAGCGACTCATCCGGGACAGACAGGCCGCGGTTCTTCAGAATCTGAATAAAAATTGACATAAAAAAGACCCGCCATGATACGCGTGGATGCAAACTGCACCTAGAGGCTTAGCGGGTTCCGTTGATATTATTATACGCATCGCCCCGCCGATTGTAAACAAATTCAACAACGAAATGTTGCGGTTGCAACGGAAAAAACTGATTTGCAGCTTTTTTACAAAAGAGTAAGAAGATACCAAGCTGTAAGGCTTTTGGAGATTAGAAGGATATTCCGTAGATGCAATAATTCAAAATTAAGAACCATGCCATCTCCAAGCGTGGCGAAAGCCTTTTGATTCGGCTTCTTGGACAGTGGACACATAGCAATCGCCGTCAGATGGATTTATAATTACACGATCATATTGCTGATCGAACGGAAGATGGTAAATTTTATCGCCATCTCTGGAAATGTTGCACTTGATAAGCGGATATGGTTTGAGAGGAAATTTTTCAACAACAGCAATATGAAGATAATTGGCGCAAGATTTTGCAAGGGAAGAAAGCGAAGTTGTTGTGATAAATACTCCTGAAACCTGACATTCAGGGTGTTCCATTACCTGCAAAATGGTCGTTCCATAGAGCTGAAATATATGCTTTTCGTGAATCGTTTTTTCACTAGCCCAGCGTTTACACTGGATGACAAAAAGCTTTTTGCCTTTTGAAACGATTAGATCGCGTCCCATATCTTCGAGACCTTCAGTTGCACCAAAATAGCGAACCTTATAACCTTTTTGCTCGTAACAGTAACCGACATAACGTTCATACTCGATGCCAACCTGCCAATTGCTTTTTTGCCGACTAGAGTACCGATCAAGTGCAAGCTGAAGCCTGTCTGTTTCGGAAAGCGTCTGGTACTCCTGTGGTGAAAGCCAATTTTTCAATGTTGAATATTCGCTTTCTGGAGCAGCAGCAATGTTTGCAACGGATGCCAGATCGTCTGCACTGATCTCTTTAAAATCAGAAAGCCATGGAAAGACACTTTCGTAAAGGAAAAGCTGATACTCAAGTAGTTTGCATTGCTCTTGGAGTGCACGCTTTTGACTGGAGATTTCGCGGACTTTTTCAGCAGCGGTAAATGCAGGACGCGCTTTATTCTCCAGATCGGATGCCGCTTTCAGATCAATCAAATAAAGGCAATCGGCAAATTGTTTGGCAAAGTAGGGAGTATCGGCGTGTTCTGCATGCAGAATGGAATCCAACATGGCTTGATTTTCTTTTAATTGCTTTTCACGTTCAGTAAGAAAACGTTCCTGACAATCAAGATCAGCCATACGAGAAGCTAATGCCTGCTGACAGTGGACATCTAATTGCTTTTCACGTTCAGCAAGAAAACGTTCCTGACAATCAAGATCAGCCATACGAGAAGCTAATGCCTGCTGACGGTGGACATCCAAATTATTACGAGCATCAGCTGCCATTGCATTAAGACGGTCAATTTCCTGCTGTTTTCTGGAAATTGTGTCATCTAATGAAGCAATCTTCTGAGAATAATCTTTTTGGCGAGCAAGAAGCTGCTGATCTCGGATTTTCAAAAGCCGTTCGGTTTCAAGGTTTAGGTTCTTTTCGGCACCTTGTTCGAGTTTTTTGTAAGTTTCGTATGATTCCGTCAACTTTTCAATCCATTGCTTCTTTTGAGCAATTTCAGCATCCAAACTGACAGCGGTTGCTTCTCGTGAATGTTGCTCTTGCTGATGTCCGGTTTTATTACCCCATAGATAGCCAGCAATCAGGGAAAAGACAACAGAGCCGCCAATGAAATAGTACAAAAGCAAAGGTATCTCCTCCAAACTTTTTACTTGAGTATAGAGGAAGAAACCACATGGGAAAATGGCAAAATGCCCAAAAATTCAACAGAAAATTTGTTTTGTTGCCTACGCAACAGAAAAATGGCTCTTGTGCGATGCACAGGAGCCGTTTTTTGTTTACCTGTGCCGCAGCGACTGACGATAAAAGACTACTCGGCAAGAAGTTTTTCCTTTTCAGGAACGGTTTGCGCATCCTCTGCCTGCTGGACATTGGCGGTAAGCTGCGATACAAAACGCTCCACAGCGCGCTTGTCTGCATCTGAAAGCTGCAGATAGGTGGCAAGCAGCTGCTGCCCATACAGACCAAGGCTGTACTGCTGGGTGAGCTGCTCGATCAGGTCAGTGGACTGCCGGGAGAACATTTCGCCGTTACCATTGCGCAGCCAGTTCTCGTTGACGTTGAACTCACGGCAAACCAGGAGCACGAGAGAATCAGAAATAGCGTTTGTGCCATTTTCAAATTTGGAAATAGCCGTACCGCCGATGCCAACACGCGCACCAAAGTCAACCTGATTCAAGCCAAGTGTTTTGCGAAGAAGCTTTAAACGGTCTTTCATAGAATCACCTCCTGAATGAATGATAGCACAAAAACTTGCTAATGGCAAGAAAAACGGGAAAATCGCTTGACAAAATTGCTGATAGCAATTATTATAGTGCTAACAGCAAGATACAACTTGCTGAACGGGAGGTGTAAAAAGATGATGTCAAGTCAAGAGACCACACGGATGGTAGAATTACTGACCACGGCAGCAAAGCTGCCGGACAAGATGCAGGCGCTGGCGCTGGGCTATGCAAAAGGGCTGGCAGATGCAGAGAAGCTGCACAAGCAGAGCCAACCAGCCCAGGGAGGCAAGAGCGCATGAACCCTCTCAGTCGCCCCGAGGGCGACAGCTCCCCCGAGAGGGGGAGCTTTGGGGGACGGAAGGAGGTGAAGAAGATGGAACATGAAAAAAGCCCCTGCGCTGCCGGTGAAGGGCAGAGCAGGGACTACAACGAACTTGGAATTTACAGACACAAGGACGGGAACCGGACACTGGAAGCAGCACAGCTTCTGTGGGCATTTTTGCCGGCATGGATGGCGGCAAGAGATATGGCTGCGGTTGACCGCGCCTACAACAAGCAGCTTTCCGGCGTGATCGCGGAGAACGCAGAAATCATTCTGAAAGCAGCGAAAGAGATGGCCGGATGGGAGATGGAAGCGTGACGACCGGGCAAGAAGGTGAAAGCTCCAGCGGGATAAGACCACGCCGGAACATCAGATGCACCGCAGAGATGCACTGCTGACACTGCGCAAAGTTTGTGCCGCTGCAATGGTCGCAGACGTTGGGCAAAGAAAAGAGCGGCGGACTGCCCGGCTGCAGGATGCAACGGAGTTCGGAAGCCTGCGGAGGTAGTACACCGAGCCGGTCGAACGGACACTGAAGTCTGAAATGAATGGTATAAAGCATGTGAGAGTTCCCCTTTCCTGTGCTGATTGTAACACGGGAAGGGAGACAGAACAAGGAGGTGAAGAAGATGGAAAATAAAAAAGTCCGCATGAAGCGGGCACAGAGAAAAGCGCTTGTGAACTGCGAAGGAAACCGGAGCTTTACTGCAGCATACCGAGATTGCCCGCTGCCAGAAGGGCAGCAAACTGATTTGAGTAGCTTTCCAGAATGCGGTACTCCTGCTTTGAAAGACTGGCGGTACAGCACTGATATGTGCAGGCTTGCTGCAGCGCGAGAAGATCCAGATTTGAAAAGCGAAGGGTCTTGAACCGAAGTTTTGCCGGGAGAGCGCGGGCAGCGTTCTTCATTTCGGAAATCAGATCAGGATCATCTACGGGACCAAACCAGGAAGCCGGGGCAGATTCGAGCGATTGCAGCGCACGGATCAGAAGCGGGATGTCCTGCGGACGGATGTTGAAACCGGGCATAAGAAAATACCTCCTTTCTTTTTGCTGATTGTAGCACAAAGAAGGGAGACAGAACAAGGAGGTGAAGAAGATGGTGGCAGGGTTCATTCTGGAATTTTTGCTGCTGCTGGTGAGCATGGGGCTGATGCTGGCAAGCTGCGTTGAAAAGAGCTGGAACATGGCGATGATCGCTTATGTGCTGTGCGCTCTGGCAGCGGCCATTATTTCAGCTTTATGGTTCGCAGCGCTGACAACTCCTGCTGCATAGCGATCTGGGCGGAGACCTGCGCATGGGTGAGCCGGGTGACAGACGGATCCGAACGGTCGTGCGCAAGTTCGACAAGAGCCTGACCGTAAAGGCTGAGAGCCTCGCGGGAAGGTTCGGTGCAATAGAGCACAGCGCAAGACAGGGCGCTGTTGAGAAGCAGAGAGTTTTCGGCGGAAGGGTCGGCACGGAAGGCCGCAGCGGCCGCCATGAATTTTGCAAAAGCGTCGGACTGGGCGCTGAAGTAAAGTTTGGAGGCTTCCAGCCGATAAGCTGCACGGCTGTTGAAACGCGCTGCGAGCCATGTGATGACCACGTTGAGCAGGGCGGCAAGGCAGGAGACCAGAGCGGTGATCGAAGTGATAGCGGCGATGGTCTGAGAATCAAAGGAAAACAAGCAAAACACATCCTTTCTTTTTGCTGATTGTAGCACAAAGAAGGGAGACAGAACAAGGAGCGTATGAAGATGGAACGATACATGATCCTGATCCGGACGGACGGCACGGGCCGCCTGATCCGGTGCGACGACGGAGACACCTGCAAGCTGGAGACGCTCCAGCAGCTGGTGGGCGGCCTGATCGAGACAGCAGACAGCTGCCTGGAACCAGGCTGGGCCCGGGAGCCGGTGGACAGCATCAAGCTGATCGTGAACGAGGAAGGCCTGCTGCAGGAGCTGCCGGTAAACTGGAAGGCGATGGAGCTGTACCAGTACGGCTATATGAGCGGCATCGTGGGCACGGCAGTGCTGGCGGCTGCACGCGGGGATGAGCTGATCGGCTTCGCAAAGCCGGTGTGCGAGACCATCTGCGCAGAGTGGGGCATCCGACTGGGAGGTGAGGAGGCATGACCGACCGGAACAATGCCCCGGCGGGGCGGTTGGTGCCGACCGGGGAGAAGCCCACCGAGACCGGACGGCCGATGCTGCAGATCGCGGAAGAACAGGAGGAGTGACAAAAGCCATGAAAAGGACAGCCACAAGGGCAAAGGTCTGGGACGCGCGGCAGCTGCCCGCGTACCTGACTCCGGCCGAGTACGCCGCACTGATCGGCGTGTGCCCCAAGACGGTGCAGCGCATGTGCCGGATGGGAATGCTGCCCGCCACCAAGGTGGGCCCCAAGCTCTGGCGCATTGACAAGAACGCCGCGCTGGAGAAAATGAAAAAGCCCGCCGGTGCTGAGAACACCGGTGGGCTCCGAGTGAAAGCGATCTGACAAGGGCCGCTATCACCAGAAGTATAACGCAAACGGAGGTATTTTGCAATGAAAATCAAATCGACGGTATGGCACTGGCTGGCGGCCGGGAGCCTTTGCGCAGGGCTGCTGTGCGGCATGGGGCTGGAGGGCAACGCCCAGGTGGGGGCACCCATCACGGACGGGCAGTTTGTGACGGCCATGGTGCTGGTGCTGGCGGCCGTGCTTTTTATGCGGCTGGGCTTTGCGGCCCAGGAGCAGGAGGAAAAGGCCAAACACCGGGCGCACCGGCAGCCGGAGAACACCGTGAAAGCCGGAAAGCGGAAGGTGGGGTGAGCAGGATGCGTTACCGTGTGCACATTGAGATGAGCCGGGACGGCTACCCGCTGCGGCTGCAGACGGCCTTGCTGGTGGGCGGCAGCAGCCAGGGCGTGGCCAAAGCCAGAGCGCAGGAGCTGGCACGGGAGCAGCACCCGGAGTGCGACGACTTCCGGGTGTACCATGTGGAGGAGCTTGGCAAATGCAAAAAGACACTGTAAAGGACTGGGCGCGGGCCACGCTGCTTTGTGATCAGATCCGCATTGACGCAGATGCAGCCCTTGCAGTGGTGAACGACCTGCCCAGCGGGATGGCCGAAGACGCCGCGAACCTGCTGTGCGAAGCACTGACGGAAGCGAGAGCGCAGGTGCTTGCCTGGGCGAACGACAACGGGGAACCGTGAAGAGAAAAGGAGCAGAACTATGAAGGGTACGATTGAGATCACGGTGAGGACGGTGCCGGGCGGAAAAGTCCTGACCAACGTAAAAGGAAAAGAATGCAGCGAGGAAGATGTCCTGAAGGTAATGACGATGGGATTTTGCGGGATGGCGGCAAGCAGCCTGCGAGATGTGCCGCAGCGGCTGCGCGGACAGTGCTGCAAAGAATTTGGGAAGATGATGGAGGGCACGCTGCTGGATCTGTTGAACGGAGAGGCAAAGGCGATGCAGCGGTTTGAGGGCAAAGAGGCGGACTTTATGACGGAGCTGCTGACGCGGCAGGGAGAGGTACAGGACGAATGACACAGCAGGAGTACGAGCAGAAGCTGGACGCGGCGCTGGAAGAGCTGGACTGGCACGACCCGCGCAGCAGGGAGAGCGACGCACACAAGGTACTGGAGGCTGCCTCGGTGGACAAGAGCCTGAGCCTGGACGAGTGGATGCAGCTGTATGAGAGATACCGGAAGGCGGTGAAGAGACTGTGAAGCGGAAGATGAGCCTGCGGCAGGAGATCGACCTGACACGGGACGGCACGGCGGAAATGACGCGGTGGTGCATCATTATTGCGCTGCACCAGGGCTTTGGCGTGGGCAGCGAACGGCTGCGGAAGCTGGAAAGACGCACCGAGGAGCTGGGGTACGAGAGCCTGAGCGTGGCCATGACGGCCAACAACAAAGGGATGCCCAGCACGGACAAGAGCCTTGCCATGCGGGAAGGCTGGCTGCCGGAGGGCGTGGACCCGGTGTTCCGGGTGCCGATCCTGCGGGCACCGAAAAACCGGAAAGAGCAGCAGCTGCGGATGGCGGGAAACCAGGCGGCGGGCATGGTGTGGACCCTGTACGCCAAAGCCTGCATGGACGTGCTGGGGTACGGCGCAAAAAGGCTGACCCGGCTGCGGGAGGAAGCACTGGCAAATTACCGGCAGGTGAACGAGGAAGGGCACGAGTGCCTGGAGTGGGCCATGGAGCGGCTGCGGAAATGCGCGGAGGACGCACTGAAAGAGGACGTTGTCGTGCAGGAGGTGCCGGACGAAGAGCGGGTGAAGCAATCGGACCGGGACTATATGGCACAAAAGGAAGCGTTCTTCCGGCGGAACATGGCGGCAGCCATGGGCCGAAAGCTGGCACCGGCAGGAGCGGCGGTGCTGAGCGAAAAGGGACTGGCCGAGAAATTGCAGCAGCTTGCACGTCTGCAGCAGGATGGCAGCGGCCGACCGGAAGAGCTGAACCGGACATGGATGGGACGGAAGGAGGGGAAAGCATTGTGACACTGACGGAAGCAATGAAGTACCGGGGCCTGACGGTGTGGAAGCTGGCGGAGCGGACGGGCGTGAAAACGCAGACGGCGAAGAAGTGGATGGAGCCCGGCGGGACACGGAAAATCACGGTGGAGCGGCTGCGGCAGATCACGGAGATCCTAGACGGCGGGGCGCTGATCACCGAGGACGGCGTGGAGTTTGAACTGTACGGAGGAAAAGTATGAGCAAAAACAAAAAGAAAGTCACACGCAAGCGGTTTTGCAGGCTGCTGGCAGTAAGAAGTGGCTTGCAGGTGCAGGAGATACGGGACGTGGTGCGACGGGTGATGGTGCAACCGGAACTGCGGGAGCAGGAGCGGCAGCAGACCGAGAAGCACCGGAAGGAGACCACCGCGTGAAGTACCTGTACAGCGTGTATGACGCAAAGACCGGGGAGCTGGCCTACAAAGGCAAGGCGGGACAGCTGGTAGCGGATGGCGTTTTTTCACGGAGCGATGACCTGAGCCGCCTGTGGGCCAAGCAGCACCTGAAGGGCATCCGGGCCAGGAAGTGGAAGGTGGAGCGGGAAGAGATCCGGCCGGTGGCAAAAAAGATAGCGCCGCCCGGCGGGACGAACCGGAAGGTGTGGGTGTACCGGATGACGGACGCCGACGGCCGGGTGGTGTGCGAAGGCACCGCGGTGGAGCTGGTGGAAAAAGGCTTTTTTATCCGGGCAGAGGACGCACCGAATGCCCACCGAGCCGGGTACAATAGGCGCCTGGGCGTGACGTGTGTGGAGCGCCGGAAAGAGGAGCGGCCCATCCGGATCCCGAAAGGAGCGGACCGGAAGAAGCGGGAAGGCTTTTCGGAGCGGAAGAACGTGAGTGCGAAAGAGCCGGAAAAGACGGAGATGGACGCGCTGCAGGAAGATGTACATGCGCTGTGCCGCTACAATGCGGCGGCACGGAAATGGGGCCGCAAAGAGCTGAGCTACGGCTACTGGGCGGCGGCCGGGAAACCGGAGGTGCCGGTATGACCGAGTGGTGCTGCAAGCCGGACTGCCCAGGGAGATCCCCGGCGTGCCATGACCAGTGCGAAAAGTACCGGGAGTGGAAGGGACGGCTGAAAACCGAGAAGGAGTACACCAAAAACGCAATCTACCGGGACAAGGTGAACCGGGGCGATTACGAAAAAGAAGGCTGGATGGCCCACAAGGGACAGCGGAGCAGAAGAAGAAAATGAACAGGAAAAGCCCTCCGGCAATTACGCCGGAGGGCTTTGGCGACGGGACGGGCATAAAGTTTGCCGGGTGCTGCCAGACGCTGGCGGCAGGCGGGAGCCTTTATCAAAGTATATAATAATATACCTTTTATTTTTATAAGCGTCCGGGCGGGCGCTTGAGGGAGCTTGTATACCCATTATTTCTACGACGGTGGGAACCGAAAAAAAGAAAAGGACAAGGGCGCTGCCCGAAAGAAGAGGTGAGCCATGAAGAGCTGGATCCGGGAGAAAAAGTACGAGTGCGGAGAGTACAGGACCGTGGGCATCTATGCGGTGACGGATCAGGAGCACCGGCAGCGGGGCAGGAAGCACAAGGAGAGCAGCCGGGGCCAGAAGGCACGCAACAAAAACGCCAGCATGCGCCGGTACCAGCGCAAAGTGCTGGCGAACTTTGACAAGGACGGCTTTTATGTGACCGGGACCTACGAGGATGCATACCGGCCGGAGAGCTTTGAGGACTGCGTGCAGGACGTGCGGAACTATGAGCGGCGGGTAAAGGCGGCGGTGATCCGGCGGTTCGGGGAGCAGAGAGCCAGGCGGCTGAAGCTGAGCCTGCACGCAGTGCGGAACGGAGAGAAAGGGAAGCTGCACATGCACGGGTTTGCCGAGTGCAAGGGCCTGACGACGGCCGAACGACGGGAATTCCGCGCGATGCTGGAAGAGCTGTGGCGGCGGCGGGTGCCGGGCACGGGCGAGTATGAGCCGCTGGGGACCTGCAACGCGGACCGGATCGACATGAAAAAGATCCTGGGCATAGACGGGGATGGCAAAAACGGCACGGTAGGGTACATCTACGGCCACAGTGAGCGCCGGTGCGTGGAGACGCGGAACCTGACGCTGCCGGAAGAGCTGCGGGCGGCCGACACCAAGTGGAGCCGGAGACAGCTGCGGCAGGGGTGCAGCGAGCACGCCGAGGATGCAGCCTGGTGGGAGCAGCGCTTCCCGGGCTGGGAGGTGGTGCAGGTGATGGTCTACGACCCGCAGCAGCTGTACGAGACCGACCGACCACGGCCAGACGGCTGGGAGAGCACCGACCCGCAGGCGTATCTGATCCTGCGGAGGCGGGAGTTTGCGAAAGTTCGCACCTGACAGATAAAAAAATTTAATTATATTTACATATTGCGCGCGAAACGCGGAAAAACGCTGAATTTGCGCGCAAATCAGCGCAAAAGCGCGCGGAAAGGCGGGGCACGGGTGACAAAACAGCAGAAAAAGGACGTGCGGAAGGGACTGCGGCGGTATGGCCGGGCGATGGAAGCGGCCGAAGGCACCCCGGACGAGCTGACGCAGGCCTGGGGCCGGGCGATCGGGCAGGCGCTGGACTACTATGACGAGGCGGACCCGGTGTGCGCGGGGATCCTTGTGCGGCGGTACATGGCCGGAGAAAAAGAGTGGGACGTGGTGGAGGCGCTGCACATCGGGCGGACGACCTACTACCGCAAGGAGCTGGAGGCGTTGAGCACGGTGGGACTTTTTGCCGCACGGGAGGGGCTGGTGTAGCCATGCCCATACAGGAGCATGGGACGGGCTGGGTGCGATGCATCCGGCCTGTTTGTGCTGCAACATAGCAAACCGCGTGCTGAAAAGTGCGCGGTTTTTTTATTGCGGACCCGGACGGTAGACTGGGAGCCAAAGCACGGAGGGAGGGCCGGGGATGGCAAAGCGGAGATACTGCAAAAACACCGTGCCCGGGAAGCAGGGCCGGGGCAAAAAGTACCCGGCGGCTGTACGTGCCGAAGTGGTGATGGCCATGATCGGCTCAAACTCCATCTGCGCAGTGGCGCGCAGGTACGGCGTGCCGGAGAGCACCATCCGCAGCTGGATGGCCGAGGAGGCCGGAAAGCCGGACGGAGTATTTGCAGCAGCGCGGGCCGAGGCGGCGCGGGAGATCGCGGCGCGGGCGGCTGTGGGCGCAAAGGCCCAGGTGAGC